TTCAAACTGGAAGCGCTCAATGTCAGCCGCAAGCTGCGCCTGCTCTTGAGCTTCGCGGGCTGCGCCGACGCCGGCCAGCGTCTCAAGGTCAGCGAAGCCAAGCTGGCGTGCGCCGGGTGCTTGTTGGATTGCAGCCTGCTGCGCCGTCAATGCCGCCGGCGCAAGCCCCTCAGCGACTGCGCGCTGCTGGTAGCCTGAGCCGTATCGCCCGGCTTTTCCGAATTGCGCCTCGATCTGCTCGACCACTGGTCGGAACGCGGCTGCCTGAAGTGGGTTCGTGCCGGTGAGGTTCTGCATCACCACATCTTGAACCGCGCCAATGAACGGTGAGCCGCTGATTGCTTGCTGCCGCAAGCCCGAAAGCGCCATCTCGGTTTCAGGAGAGAAGCCCACGACCGTTTGGCCGGGGAAGTATTGCATCGGGCCCTCTCCATAGAGGCGCTTTGCCTCTGACAGCCCAAACTCTTTGAATGGGGCCGTGGTCGGGTCCGTAATGGTCTGCGTGACCTGCCTTGTGGTTCCGCCGCCTTTACTCATCGCTGAAATCCTTCATCAATACCACCGCGCTCTCTCGGTAGCTTTCTAGTTTGCGAGACCAACCCCTACGCCCGATGATCTCCATCCCGTCGCACCCCTGCGTCTTGGCCCACGCACTGAGTGCAACTTCCGCTTCTACTAGCTCGTCCAAGTCACCGCCCGCCAGCCAAATCCGGCACATCGCCTTCTGCGGGTAGTCAACGATCTCAGTCACTATAGCAGACTTATCGAGCGGAAAGAACTGGGCCTTGCCTTCCTGTATAAACTGCCACACGTCGTCGATTGTGTGTGATCCGCCGGCGTAATCCAGCGCGTCCTCAATGTACCCACGGCACCGATGCCAATGCTCTTCCATACGGTTTTCACCCGATAATAAGGTAGGCGAAGTCAGCATCATGCCCCTGATTGTCGTGATTGATTACCATCGTGCCATCGACGCTGGAACTGTCAATGTATGGGTTGTGATGATACGGGCTATGGTCGACGCCAGTGAAGAACACCAGCGACGAGGTTGAATAGCGAGGCTCGCTTATGGTGGTCTGCGTCGTCGTCGCCGAGAGCGTCACATAGCCGACGCTGTTCAGACCGCCATTGATCGTGCGGTTCAGGACTTCGGAGATCTCGCGCGTCGTCGCCGTCACCGGGTTAAGCGTGCGGAAGTTGGTGGTCCTCTGCTCGATTGTCATCGCCGGCCAATCTCCCGCGCCTCGATGTCAATCCCGAGCGCCTTCGACCAGTCGCCGGAGATTGTCATGCGCGCCCGGTGATACCTGCCCTGCGCCCTGAACGGCGCGAAGCCTGAGCTATTCGGTGCCACCGCGCTGGTGAAAGATGTCGTCCCGGCCTGAGTGTCTCGCGTGCCAACCGATAGCGTCACCGTGCCGTCTTGATAGTACGGATAAATGCGCGTCACGATGGAGTGCTTGCCCATCGACACTGGTGCCTCGGCGGTCTCAATGGTGGCGGCCAGTGGTGAGCCGGTGAAGGTGTAGATTTTGTCGCCGTATGCGCCGCCAAAGAAATACTGACCGCCCTTGAAGAAGCGGCTGTCTAGCTGGATACTCAGGCCGTCGACCGTGGCGGATAGGTTGTCGAGGCCATCAACCGTGTACCCAGAAGAGAACATCGGCGCAAGCAGATCAGCCTCAACCTCGGCTATCGACCAGCGGTTCAGCGTGTAATTGTAAATCAGTATTTTGTCCGGTTGACCTGATGGCGACTGCGTCGATGTGTAGGACCACATTGCGACCTCGTTGAGCGGGTCAACCGACGCGGACATGCGATAATCATAGTTACTGTCGAAATCCTTCAGGAAGAATTCGTTCACCTTCTCTGAGCCGATGGGGTACGCCTTCTGCCCGTCGAAGGCGTAGAAGCCGTCGCTACTCAGGAAGAAGATAAGATTGCCAGCGTTGCACACAGAATTTTTGAAGTTACACCCGCGCTCGGATACCACCTTGTCAAACTGCCAGATCAGGGGTGGACCCGAGTAGGTGGCCCGGAAGATGGCGCGCTCTGTCAGGACCGTGCAATATTCGCCGCCAACCAAACCGGTGATCGCGCCGCTGTCGGGCAGATCTTGGAAGTCGGATTGATCTGTGCCCGCCGTCCAGCTTGTGATGTCGTTAAACCCGGACCAGCGGCACCTGTACGGCTTGCGTCCCGCACCCTCGTCGATGTTCGCGGTCCACAAGAAGTCGCGAACCACGGCAATGAAGTCGGCTTTAGGGGCGGACGCGCTAAGATCCGCAAACGCCGAGCTAACGCCAAGCTGAAACGATTGCAGCGCCTCGCCCGTCCCGCCGGCAGCGATCAGGTAGTCCCCGAATTGTACGAACCTCCACCGCTCCTGATCGGTCAGGGTGTACCCGCCGGCCTTCTTGATGTCGTCGAGATTGTTCGTGCCGCTATTATGGAGGTACAGCTTGGTCGCGTCGCCGGCAAAAAGCTTTGTGTTGTCGCTTGTGTCCTTCGCCGCGAAGATGCCCTTGATTGTGCCGGTGGCAGAATTCGAGTACGGCACGAAGCTATTCATCGAGTGATAGCCCTGCGCCGCCGGCATGACGTTTGTCGCAACGGTCACTCCGGGGTTTAGAAGATCCGCCTGATCCGGGGTCCATTCGCCAAACTGTATCACTGCTGCCTCCAAGTCTCATCGCCGGGCTGGACCTCGGTCCAGACCTCTCCGTCAGATGATACGTCAGTCCACGTCTCAGAGCCAGTGGCGACGTTTGACCAGTCCTCGCCCAATATCTTACCGCGCACTGTTGCGGTCACCGACGCGAGCGCGGTGGCGGCGCTGGAGAAAACGCCGACGAAAGCCGCAGAAGCACTCAGGGCGGCCGCTGCGGCCCCGGCGGCACTCATCACCGTCACATACGACGCAGACGCCGTGACAGCAGCCTGAGAGGCCGCTGCGGCGAACCTGACGCGGATGGATGCGCCGGTTGTCGTCACGGCCAGCGAGACGGCCGCAGCCACCGCCGCAGTGATCTTGATGATTGCGGCCACTGACGCGGCACCCGTAACTGCGGCGGAGGCCAAGCGCATTCTGAGCGACACACCGGACGCGGACAGGGCCGCAGTGCTTGCGGCACTCGCGTCCCTAACGATCCCGGCGTCGTCCGCCGCTATCGCAGTCTCGGATGGTGCGAATGCGCTGATACTCATCAATCAGCATCCGCAATGGTCAGACCGCCCGATTCAGCCTGTTTCATTATTTCGGCGTAGTGGCGGTTGGCTGGGTCGAGGGGAACGTGCATTTCAGTGCCATCAATGGTGGCTTTTACCATCGTGTTCACGTTATCGTGCTGCACATATTGCGCCGCTGTAATATTCATTTCATTCATAACTACAACTCTGCATCAATTTTAAAAGCGTTGACCTGATTATTGTCATAGTGACCAGCTTGCCCGGCGGTGATAGTAGAACTGACAGTTAGTTTGTATAGATATCCTTCTGGTTTAACCGCTACCACGCTTCTTGCGCTGATGGTTTCTGCCGTACCGGCAAAATGCAGACTGTCACCGGATGAAACAGGTGTAATGCTGGGATTTGCCCTCATTCCCATTTCAAGGGGAAATCTTACATAAGCGTCAGATGTGTTGAAGGCGTGAACCGTCTGACCCTGTATGTTGTCAACCTTTTGATAAAAGCGTTTTGCTTTTTGAAGGGTGACCCCATAGGGTTCATGCTCAAACGGCGTGGCAGAGCCGACCTCAAGCTGCACGCCGGTCAGATACCACGTTGCGTTGAGCGTACCTAAAACGCCTGTTGTTGCGCCTGTCGCAGAGTTTACATCACCCGCTGCCCAAGCCCCTGCCGTGCCGCTGTAGGTTGAACCTACGCCCAAGCCCCACACAACCTGAAGGCTACGGCCTGTGCCTGTAGCCCACGTTCCAGTTTGGTCGCCGGGAATGGTAATTGTCTTGCGTTCCCAAGTGTCGGCACTGCTAATTGTGTAAGTGAAGGGATAGTTTCTGTTGTCTGAGCCGTTACCGATTGCGCCGCCGTGTGTGCCGGTGATTGAGCTTCTGACATAAAATGAAAGCGTCACTGTCTTTGCGGCAGAGGTTCCCCAGTTAAGGTGAGAAACAGTGTTGCCTTCGCATCGTGTAAAGACAATCAGCCTCTGACCCGCTGCTATGGATGCGTCAGCCGTTGTTGTCTGTACCTTCAGTGCGTGGGTGAAATCTGTTGGCACTACAGATGTCTCTTGGCTGACCGTGAAAGCACCATCTGAGCTATGAAAATGAGCAAACCTGTCAAGGCTGTAATTTACACCCGCGCCAAAGCCAGTAAACGAGGTGCCGCGAGCACTTATTTTCATCCCACCGTTGATGATGAGGTTCCTGCCCGTGATGCCGCCAGCATCAGCCGCACCGGCGAGGTCTGCAAATTCTCTGGCTCGTGACATGACGGGTTACTCCTTATGCGTAGGGGCTGTCGCCAAGGGTGTCGGCATCCCAAGCGGCTTTGAGGCTTGCGATGTCAGAGGCCGCATCAATCGCAGCGGCGGCTGGCGCGTCACGCAAGGCGTTCTTGGCGGCGACAGACGCAGCCTTCGCGTCGGCGTCGTCAGCCTCAAGCGCCTTCATGTAGGTCACGTCCTCTGCGTCAAGTAGTGGGCCGCGAACCTCGCGCACCTTGTCGCGGAACAGTTCCTTCGCCTTGGCCAAGTCTTCGCTGATTACGTTGCCCGATAGCGACCAAGCGCCTCGGAAGTCACGGTTTGCAGGAACGGTAGCGGCTGAAGCATCAATCTGATTACCGTCCTTGTCTACGATGTAGGTTGTCACAGCCATAGTGTTTGCTCCTATGCGGCTAGTTCATCAGAGATGCGCCAAGCGTTACGCCAGACACGGGTTTGCGGTAACTGCCCTTTCCGACAGATCACCATCTTCGGGCGGTTGCCCTCGTCCCAATTCTGCCAGACGTGCTGAGGCACATCCTTCTGAATTAGGTATTCGATTGCCTCTTCCTCGGTCATAGGACCGACAGGCTCAGTGTTATGCAGCAGATAGCCGCGCGTGTGCTTCTTAAAGTCGGGCTGCGCCTCGTCCTTGGCCAACTCCCAGTAGACCCACACAGGTGGCAGGATGCCGCCCTGCAACGCTGCTGCCATCCAGTTAGGGTCCGGCACCAGTATCTTGGCGCACTCGTCGATGCTGTCCTCGTAGACGACACGGTAGTCGGACTGGTGCGGCTCAAGGTTTTCCTTCGCCCAGCAGAGCCGGTCCCACAGATGTGTGCCGGTGAAGTCAGGCGTCATGCGAGGTCTCCCATCACTGTAGTGCAAGTTTCCCTGTCTTCTCTTGTGCCGTTGTCTACAGTTAAAATGCTGTATGCGGAGGTGGTCCTGTCAAACCAAGTTATATTTGTCATGTTGCCAGCACCAGTGCCGCCAAACGGCCCTGTCGTTATTGAAAAGTTTGCGCTACTTAAAGCCGAACTAAGAGAAAAAGTCATTTCACCAGTGTCATCATCAGAAACACTGCTAACACTTAAGGAGTCTGAAATCACAGGAGTTCCGCTGCTATATTCTGTTGCGGCCCATACCTTGCTAGAACCATTCACGACATAATCGGTGGTCAGCGAACCCGCAGTCGAGTGGGTCAGGGTGTCTGCTACGATTGTGCCAGCCATTATGCGAGGTCTCCGTGAAATACAAGATGCTCTCCGTCACCCGCACTAATATCGTGTGGCGCACCATTCGTACTTGCATCAGTCATTAACTTAGAAAGCATAGGACACGCACTGGTTGTTTTTGAAGAGCCTGAATTTTGAATAATATTGAATAGAGAATTACCAGTTCCCCCACTAGAACAACCAGCCATAGCGTAGTGTGCGTTTCCATAAGAATTTGTAAAGTTGACGGTTGCCAGACCTGTACCTGCGTCTGTCATTGAACTGACTGAAAAACTGTCAAACGTAGTAATCCCAGACGAAAACTCATATACGACCCACGCCTTCGCCAGCCCCTGCTGCAACTGGAACGTCGCTGCGCCGCCCTCAGAGGTGACCGTCACATTACCAGCCGCAGTCTTGCCGGTCAGGTTGTCTGCGATGATGGTACTCATGCGAGGTCTCCGTGGACTTGAAAACTTAAAAACCTGTCTACATCGCTATTGCTGTCAGAGTCGGTGTGCCGCATGACAAGCCTAGAGGTAGTAGGCGAGCCTTCCGCATCCATTTCATTCAATGTGTTGTTTTGGCCTTCGGATAAGCCAGAAGGGCTAAAAGAAATAACAGACATTGCGTTCGTAAAGTTTACATAAGGATTGCCAGTTGCTGCGTCAGTGACGGATGCAACATTCAAGGAATCTGGGCCTAGCGTATTGGTTGCTACAGAGAAACTCTCGCCAGTTGCTTGATTGTAAAAACCATACACTTTAGCAGCCGCTTGCTTCGTCAGCGTAGCCGCACCGCCGCCTGTGCTCTGGATGGTATCTGCCTTCAACGTGCTCATGCTATCACCAATGTCCCGCCGCTGGTTACTGTCAGGGTGACGCCGCTGCCCACAGTCAGCGGACCAGTGGC